TTATACGATGTGGTACATTAGAAGAGATTAATATAGACCCAACTGAATTTTGTAGTTACTTTGGTGCTCCCACATCAGGTAGTACTTATGAAATACAATTTGGTAGAGGAACACCATTTTGCGTAACTTTTGATGGGTTAACTAATTCGGGTGAAACAAATTATTATTACTATTCAGGTCCCTTTTTAGATTGTGAAAATTGTGTATCACCACCACCTATATCCGCAGGAACAGAAACAATTATGTGTGTACTTGATTGTAGTGGTAACACTATAACAGTTGTCCCACCCCACCCAACTTGGACAAACGCGTATGGTAAGGCAGTTGTCTTACTAGATGCAATCGAACTTGGTGGAATGAATGGATTAAATTCGTAAGTTATGGGTAAGGTAGTTAAACTTTCAGAATCAGATTTATCAAACATTATTAAAAAAGTAATGTCTGAACAAGATTACTCATCCGATGTTAATAGACCAACGAGTGATAGAGAGAGACAAGTCAAATCAATCTTTGGTGACAAATACGGTTCGTATATCCCAAATGATGTTCTTAGATACATAAGAAAAAACCCCGCACAATTCTTCAAAAAAATATATGAAATGTATGGAGATAGAGCTTATGACTACTTAGATAAAGCAAAAAATAAAGGAGGAATTTAATTTTCTCCTTTTTTTTATCAAATTATTTTTTTATATATAAAATTTTTACGTATCTTTGTCCGATAATTCACTAAAGATATGATAAAATACATAAAACGAAAATTAAAACGTAGAGCTGTTAGAAAGAAACTATTAGAGTTACAGATATTATACGATGTTGTTGACCCGGGAAGATTGGCGGATATCAATGATTGTAAATTTATTTTCCGTAATGTCTTACGACATTCCAATTCCATTTATGAAATTGCTCCACTATCTGACCATAGAATTATAGAAAATAAAAAATTAGGTGTATTCATTATCTTAGACGATAAAAAAATTACAATAATCAATCACGTTTGTTATTATAGTAATATCCCCCTTACTGATAGAGATTGGAAGAAAATGTCCAATATGTATGATAACAAAGTGCAACAAAATAGAATGCAACGTATTGAACAAATGAAATCCCAAGTGGAACATTCATTATCAAAATTAAAGAATAGAATCTTAATTAAATCAAAAACCCCCACTGTTGAGTAGGGGTTTGTTATTTAAAACATATCTTCAAGACTCTGTAAGTGTTTCTTAACGATATCCAAGTCACTAATGTCCGTATACGTCATTCCTCGACTCTTTAAGGTTTGTATTTCTCTGTGTAGGTGTGATGTCATTTGTCTAACCATATTTGACATTGATGGATAATTTTTAATCATATTATCTAGATAATAAACATCCTCAGGCAATTTTAACACATCACCAATTTTTTTAACCCAATCCTTACCGTAATTATCGGCATCCATTTCCATATCCCAATAGATTTTATAAAATTCCTCAAAATCCTCAATATCCCCCATATAGGAATCCTTCAAATCAAATTCACTCATCTGTTGTTCGTGCCTTAATTCGTGGAATAAAATATAAACAAATGATGCAAAATTTGGAAACATTTCAGGTGAACATAAAATAATTGCCTTATTTGTTCTAACCCCTTTAAATCCGGTGTTACAAGAATTCAATACTTTTATAACATATCCCCTATCTTGAACAAAATCTTTTATCTTCTCAGAAATCAAATCATATTCCTTCATTTTATCCTCAGGAATATCCTTTCTAAACTTATCAATAACTCTGTCGTAATTAGAGGACATTTTTAGTCCATTTGGGACAATATCTCCCAATATGGTGCCTTCGGTTATCTCAACCCATTCTTTAACCGTATGAACGTCGTGTGTGTCTATATCATAACTTCCGTCAACACCTTTCTCCCACATACCAATAACACGTTCAACATTATTTTTTATATGTTTACCTTTAGCTTTTTTATTATGGTGATTATCAACATCAATACTAAAAGGAAATAATTCAGTCTTTCTCCATTTTTTTAATCCTAACTCAATTGGACCATTGTATTCACCGGCATTACTAGCCAACGTATTTTCTTTAATTGGAACAACTTTTAAATTTTTCTTACCGGGTGTTTGATTAATGTTGTTACCCTCTTCATCACTATTGGTCGAATCAGGGTGTTTCGTCATATAATTAGTTACCTTTCTTGCCTTCCCCTCTATCTTCTTAATCTGTTTCTTTGTTTCATCCATCGAACCATCATAACTATCAAATTCCAATTCAGGATTATCATACTTAGATACCGATGTCGTAAACGGACCCATTTGAGATTTTTTGAATTTTCTAATACCCACTTGAAGAGGTGCTATAAACGAACCTCTAGTTCCACTCTCTCCGGTAGCCTCTTTAATCTGTATTTTGTTATTTTTGTTCATATACTTATAAATATCAAACAAATTAAAAAAATGGAAGAACCTCAATTATTCGGAAAGCTATTTGAATCAATACCAATCCAATCTGAAGAACACTTAGATGCCATACTTGAAACTATGGATAAAGAACACGGAATATACTATCTAACCCAAGCCGTTAAATACGCATATCAATCCGGAATATTCTCATTAGGAGAATGTGAAGTATTATCAAAAGCAATTAGAGTAACCGCCAAAAAAGAAAAAGACGTAGAATAACGTCTTTTTTTATATAAAAATTTTGGCAGTTAAAATATTATATTTATATTTGTCAAACAAAACACAAACACTATGAAAAAGTTATTCTTATTATCGTTATTACTTATCGGAACATTAACCTCTGTGGCTCAAGTTAAACCAAAAACAAAAGACATTGACAAAGATGCCAACGTCTTGATGGATTCGTTATCTAAAGTTTATAACAAAAAAGTTTTTTCTATAATGAAAATTACTAAAAACGATACTATCAAAACCTATATTGCCTACGCAAAAGATAATAAATTAACTTATGAGTTAATTAGTTCAAAACGAATTAATTAATACAACGACCTACTAACCCGTAACCTGTTTTAATTGTTCCGGTTCCAATAGGTGAATATACTTTGATTTTTTTATCATTATTTGGTGAATCAAATTGAACTGTGGTTCCCGCATTCGATAATTTATAAATAACAAACTCTGTTCGCCCTTTTTTAATCATACCCGCCATAGCTTTTAACCCCGGTTCTATCTCACTACCCATTTTTTGATAACTACGTGAATTGGGGTCATTCAATAATTGTTTAACCAAATCAGCATAATCTGTAACTGTTATCGTTAATATTTCACTACCTGAAACCGCAACCGGGTTAGTTTGACTTACCAAAGTTAAAAGATAAACATATAGTGGAGTATATTTCCAATCCGGGTATTTACTAACGTCACCCGTAATATACCCTGTGTCCGTTTCTATTTTACCCTGACTATCCATAATAACCAATCTATCCGGAATCTGTCCCGGAGTAAATGTAACTTCCCCTTTACCTTCTAAAATCTCATCAGTTGTTACATAATCTAAATTAGGGTCCCCTTGACCAGCTTCAACATCTAAAACAAAATTACACTTTGAACCACTACCTGTGATAGTAAAGTTTACAAATTGCTCACCACTATATAATTTAATCTTATCAGGATTTTTATTATCACCTTTAGTCTTATCATATGGTGTTTTACCTAAAGATACTTGACTAACATCTGTAGGAACTTTAATAGTTAAAACACCATTTTTAATTAAATCTTGAAATACTTCTTCAAAATACCCTTTCACAGAATTAGCTCTCGCCAATGCTAAACTACCCTTTTCTTCAAATCCTTTTGGATTCGTAACATTAGATTCCCCTGCAGTAATAGTTATAACAAAATTTTTACCACCATCATCCTTGATAAATTTATCAATTTGAGGTTTTAATGAAATTATTTTTGACTTAACATTTGGAGAATCAACCTGACCATAAGCAAATTTATCACCAACATTTTGAACCGGAAAAGTAGTGTTAGTCGATTTTGATGTAGTTGTCGAATGATATTGGGGTTGAACAACCTGTTCTAACGTTAAATATTGTCGTTTTGTTGCACTCTCGTGAAGATTTAATATTCTACTTCTTTCCTCACTCGATATCTCAAATAAATTGTTCATATTTTTCTTTTTATATAAATACCTCAGTATTTAAAAAACTTTATTTGATTTACGAATATTCTCCTCACCCCACATTGGTTGAAGGTTATCCAAACACCAACATCTCATAAATTCCTCGTCACCCATCTCTTGTATATCAAAAGATGTAATTGGTAGTTTATGGTCCACGTGCCAAATTCCATAGTTATCCCACGTCATATCATCCTTAAATTGTTTTTCTAAATGATTAATCAATTCCTCCGGACTATATTGTAGAACATCAAAGTAATGTCCATATTTGTCTACATTACTTTCTTTTAATACTGTCCATATTGCAGTTCTGAAATTGGTGATTAGTTTATAGAGGGGGTCAGTATCTTTACGATGTTTTTCATACTTACGTTTATATTCTCTATGTTTATCAATATTTTTTTCTCTCCATTTTTGATGGTAATCATTTAGACGGTCTCTATTATCTTTTTGCCAATCAGAAAAATATTGTAATCGTTTTTCTCTATTTTTAAGATAATGTCGTTTATCTGATTCAGATTTCCCACCCTTATATTTTCTACCGGAGATACCGACAATAGCACCATTTTCTTTTAATGTTCGTAACACAACTTGTTTGTTAATATTTAATTTTTCAGATATAGATGGAGAGCCTAACATCTCATCATTATATAATCTCAAAATTTCATCAACAACTGATTTTTCTAATAGTATTTTCTTCATATATTATAAATACAACCATAAACTTGATTGTTTACAAATATACATAAAAAAAAGGGACATATAGTCCCTTTTTGTTAAATATTTTAAGATTTTGATTATCTCAATTCTCTTAAATCGAATGTTCTAACACCATCTACAGTAATTCTGCCGTAAAATCTATTATTCACCATCTTTTTCGCGTAACGAGTCATTATACCTTTAATCGGTGTAAAGTTGAATGGGTTGTACATTGTAGGTGTTAATTGTAATGGTACATACGGAGCGTAGATGTATCCTGTATCAAGTAACGATGTTCCTTTGTGTCCAATTAACACTTGGTTAGCTGGGAAGTAAGGGTCACGATATACTTGGTAACGTCCTGCTAATGTTCCAACTCTTTCAATACCCATATTATATTGGTCTTGTTCAGGTGAAGCATTAGATACGTGGAAGTATTCTAAGTCATCCATAATCGCTGAAACCTCAGAAGATACTACAATCCAGTTAGCTCCACCTCTTAAAGTAGATTTGTGGATTTGTGCTGACAATTGGTTAATTGCAGTAATCAAAGTTTGGTTCCAATCTTTTTGTGTATAGTTTGTTGTTGAAGAGATTCTTCTCCAACCATTGTAATCCCAACGTAAGTTCCATGCCGCACCTTTACGTAAATCTCTTAAGATTTCACGGTCGATTTCAGCCGCAACTTGTTCAGATAATAAAGCTGTTAATTCAGCCTCAGCATCGATGTTGTGGAAAGCTGCAACGTCTTGAGCTAACTCAGGAGACCATTGTGCTCTTAATTTTCTTTCTGTAACAGATACAGTAACTGAATCTAATTCGAAAGAAACCTCACCGATTTTATCTTCAAATTCCATATCAGCGTAACGTCTGTAAACAGCAGTAAACCCAGTTGATGGTAATACTCCGATAGTTGTTCCTGTATAACCGTCTAATGTGTCACCACAAGAAGGACAAGTTGGACAAGATAAATCAACTTCTAAGTAGATGATTCCTGCAGGAGAACAAGTATCATTGTAAGTACCGTTATTACCTGTAGTTGCAAATGATGTAGTTCCTCTTCCGTTTAATCCTGAAACGATACCTTCACCATATTGTTGAGTAACAACTCTAAACAATAATGAGTTTATTCCGGTAGACCCACTTACAACACTACAAGGTGATGTTGTTGAAGTCCATGCAGTTGTAGAATCACTGTAGATTCTTAAATCAGATAAGAAAGTTTCAGTATCAACTTCATTACCGTCTGGTCCGATTAATTTACCTGTACCAGCAGTTGTGAATCCTGATAATGCTACGATTACTTTTCTAATGTTTTTTCCATTGAATTGGTTAGCTAATGCAGTTGCGTCAGCAACAACTAAACTACCATTTGACCAAACCATAACTGTTGTTGGTTTAGTAACTGCCGACCATTGTCCTTTAGAGTAGTCAAACAATCCTGGAGGGTCTAATTGACCTTCGTTTCCTTCATAGAATAAATCATAAAGATTTTTCTTGAATGCGTTTGCTCCTGTGTAACCAGCTCCTGATTGACCATCAGCCGCAGTTTGTCCATCAGCCGCACCAATTGGTCCGTAGTGAGTACCACCACCTAATTGAGTTCCTAAGATAGTTTCTTGACCTGATTGGTAACCTTGAATTTTAGGTACGAAGAAGAACAATTTACCGATTGGTAAGTTCATAGCTTGTACTGATACGATTTCATTCGCAAGTAATTTAGAGAATACTCTTCTTACGATAGGGAATACAACCGTTTCGAATGAACCGTTTGAACCTTCACCTGTAGCTTCGTTTATTAAGAAAGACGCTTGGTTCTCATATAACTGAGCTACGTTTTCTCTCATGTGTCCTTTAAGACCTTCTAGGAATCCTAATTTATCCCATTTGTTGATTGTGTCTTCTTTGATAACTTTAAGGTGTTTTAACCCGATGTTACCAACTAATCCTGATTCTAATAATGCTCCCATTTTTTTTGGTTTTTATTAATTTTAATTTATTTTTATTTTATTTTTGCCATTAAATCTTTCATTCTTAAGAACTGTGGATTCTCATATGTTTTTGATTCAAGTAAGTTAACCGCTCCTGTAGAAGGTGATTTTGCGATTGTTCTTTCAATTGACTCGTTCATAGTTTGAGTTTTAGTTCCTGAGGATAATTCATTTTTAACGACCTGATATAGATTTTTAGATTCTTTGATAGTTTCAACACCATCAAATCTTCTTAAAATGTTAATTTTTTCTTGTTTTGATGTTGAATGTTCAGTGAACAAACGTGTAGCGTAAGCCAAGTTTGAATTGAAGATTGCAACCTCGTTTAATTTACTTCTGAAAACATTAAGTGCTTTTCTGTATTCTTCGTTTTTTTCTCTAAGAACTTGTAACTCTGAATTAGTGTTACTTTCTTTGATAGCAGTATTAAAACTTGAATGAGCTCTTGGTTTTGGTAAACCACCTTTTCTAAAGTTAGACCCTGAACCTAAAGTTCTTACAGCCTCTTTTGTCTCTTCTTTTTTACCTTCAACTTTTTTAACCATTGGTTTTCTAGTTGAACCTTCTTTTGTTTCAGTTTTCTTAACAACTTTGTTTGTTCCTAATTTAGTTCCTGAATTTTCACCTTCTTTATACTCGAATTTCGCTTTACCTGTTCCTACAGATTTTGGAGCCTCTTTCATTTTAGTTTTAAATCCTGTTCCTTGATTAGGTGATTTGTTAAATTTAAATTTTGATTGATTACCCATCCCAACACCTTTTGGTTTGATAGACATTTTAGCTTCAGTAATAGATTCATCATCCATTTCTTCTTCACCTAATTCTTCTTCGTCTTCTTCATCCATTTCGATTTCATAAACGATTTCTTCATCGTCCATATCATCAGATTCGTCAAACTCTTCAAAATCAAATTCCACTTCGTCTTCGTCTTCATCATCAGAACCGAACATTCTCTCAACGATTGATTCAATAGATTCGTCACCCATCTCATCTTCTTCAAGTTCTTCGTCCCATTCTTCAGACATTTCAAATTCTTCTTCTTCACTTTCACCAACAATCATATACTCTTTACCGGTTTCCTCATCTTTAAGGTGAGTGTTTCCTTTGTCGTCTTTTGTTACGACAATGTTGTCATCCGGACCCATAAGTTGAAATACTCTAAGTACTTCTTCATCGTCTGCGTCAGTTAAGTCAATAGTGTCTTCCTCGTCGTCCATATCTTCTTCGTCACCAAAGTCCATATCTTCTTCGTCATCAGTATCATCAGTATCCATTTCATCACCTTCTTCATCTGAATCATCACCCATATCAATATCGGCAATATCATCAGAACCCATAGGTTCATCCATTTCAACGTCATCGGTTTCAATCTCATCATCTTGTTCAGATAAAGATTCTTTTACTAGGTCTTTGATTTCTTGTTTCATTGTAGAAGCAAGTATTCCTTTTGCATTTTCAGCTACCGCTTCTTCCAAATT